GAATCTGCAGTTGCCACTAAACTCCTCAGTAAACGCCCGTAGGAGGAGTTGTACATCATTGGTTGTGTTATCTGCCTCGTCAATGATGATGACTTTGTGTTTGCCAGTTGCTTGAAGCGATACGGTCGAAGCGAAGTTTTTCGCAGTGTTTCGGACAGTATCCAGGAATCGTCCTTCATCGGATCCATTGATGACATAAACATCTACCCCCAGTTCGTTACACAGTGCTTTTGCTACGGTAGTCTTTCCACAACCAGCAGGGCCTGCTAGCAGAAGATTAGGAACTTCCCCTTTATCTAGGAAGTCTTGAAATGTCTTCTTAATGTTTGTTGGTAAAATACAATCTTCAATAGTTTTAGGCCGATATTTTTCAACCCAAAGAAATTCATTACGCATAATAAAATTTATACCCAGTCAGGTTTACGATCAGGAATACGAAGATAATTATCGCACACCCAAGGTTTTGATGCAATGTATCGCTTGTAAGCAGTAAAGACATCGATGGTTCTGTCATACTTAAACTCATCAGGCCCTGCAAAGACAAAGGACGTAGGACTCTTTCCACTGCGTCCTGTGGGATCCCCAGTTGGTAAGATCTCTTTCGCTGCTAGAAGAGTTTTTTCGCAAGTGTGTACCTTTCCATATCTTGCAGTGTACTCATCACACATAGCAAGTCCATGAGAAAGCAACCATTGCCAGTTCATGACAAAAGAGTTTGCCCAAACAGTGCAGGGATGATTGCGAAAAGCACCCTTCTCAGTAGCATAGGGAGTACCATCTGCTCTGGGAAGAGTGCCAAATCCATGTCCCCATTTGTCAGAGCATACGATAGCAAGCATCTGACAAGTTTCTAGAGGCATTTTAACGATGTGTTTGTCAGGGAGAACCCTAGCAGACTCCCAAGGATTGGGAGAAGTCACAAAGATGTTCATTCTAAAGGACGTTCAAATTGATTGGAAACAATGTCGGTTGCCTTCAACTGTTCTTGCATATATTCTACTGCTTTTTCTGGTTCTGCGCTATCCCCACAGGTAAAGACATCACAAACTGCCATGCCTTTTTCAGGCCAGGTATGAATGCTGATATGACTTTCTGCGAGCATGGCAACACCAGTTACACCTTGTGGTTCAAACTTATGTGTTGCCAAATTTAGCAAAGTTGACTTCGCTTCTTTCGTCGCGTTGTAGAGAAGCAACTTGATATTGTTTTCATCATCAAGTGGTTCAAACGGACACCCCTTAAGGGTAAAGAGGATGTGCTTCATCAACTAAAAGTAGAATCAGGTTCAAGAGCGATATAATACGTCAGATCGTGGTTCTTGCTAGTAAAGCGAGACAGAAGTTTTTGAGAAACAACCACGTCATAAGTTCCAGGGAGAACTTTAATGTTTTCTACTTTGAAATTGAAAGAGAACGTAGAGTTAGTTTCACCAACCACAATAGCGAAGTCATTAGAAGTGTCATTCTTTTTATCGCGAACAACCAACTTCACAACACCTGCTTCACCAACAGCAGAAATATCGGGCAGTTGATAAACAGCTGCTGCTTTCAGAAGTTTATCAAGTTGATCAGTGGTTACTTCAAAGCATACATCTTCACTAGGAAGAGTAATATCTTTTTCTGGAGGAGTAACAATTACGTTAGGATCAGCGAAGAAATACTTTGATCGCATTTTACCTTCGCGAATTACAACGTAACCCTCATTTTTAAAATCAAGTTCAGGACTTTGGTGTAGACTCAAGCCATTCAAAAACTGGTTGAGATCATAGATACCAAAATCCTTCATGAACTCTTCAGTGACAGTTGCCTCTGCAAGAATATTCTTCATCACACTAATTGTGCGAAGTTTACTACCTTCCTTAAACAAAATAGATTGGTTAATAGAAGAGAAGTTCTTGAGGACAGAAAGAGTTTTATCAGAAAGTTTCATAGGGTTGCGGATTTTCATCACTGAGGGTAAGTTTCACGTTTTGCATTTTTGTCATTAAAATGCAACAGAAGAACAGCATAGTGCAGAATCTTGAGAATGTCACGTCGTGCAGTGCCTTTCTTGTCATATCGAGAGGCATACTTAAGAATGTTGCTGCGACAGAAGGACTCTCCATCACCACATGCTTCAATCAAATCAAGTGTCTGAATAGCGTCATCACCAGCAGAGTAATGTTGATTGTATGTACCAGTAATATAGTCTTTCAGTTCTTTTAGAATCGCATCCTCACTATATTTGTATCGATTAGGATCTTTCATATTAGTTTCTTGTTTTGGAAGAGGGAGTTCAAAGTCATCATAGAATGAAATCACATCTTGTCCTGCGGCACTCCAAGGAAGAGGTACAGGGCCTGCAGCAACAACATCACTACTAAAGGTAATGGTATCTTGAGCAGCGCCAGGATTACCAATCAAACTAAATCCATCTTCATGCCAGAAATCATTTTTTGTGTCTTCACTTTCGCCACCGAGAAGGGTGACATCATCTTTTTGTTCATCCATAGCGTCGGATAAAAAACTCCAGGAATTAGCCATAATTTTATCAAGAAATAGATGTTTCGTCAACGGGCATC